AGATGCAAGTGCTACTAACGTTTAGTCAAGAAATACAAGCTGCAGACACAGAGCGCCGAGTAATCTCGGGACTCGTTGCACCGTATGGCGAAGTAGGTTTTACAAGCGCCGGACCTGTGATGTTTGAGCGCGGCTCTATTGCAATTCCGGATGTATCTAAAATTAAACTTTTATCGCAACATCAACAAGATAAGCCGGTAGGTCGAGCTATTTCATTTAGCGAGGGAACAGCTCCGGATGGCGTTTACGGATCCTTTAAGTTATCGAGCAGTTCCCGGGGACAGGATGCGCTCGTATTAGCTCAGGAAAACCTAGTAAGCGGCTTATCCGTAGGGGTAGATGTAACTGCCTCTAAGCCAATGGGGGACTACCTGTTAGTTACGGCAGCTGTCCTCAAGGAAGTCAGCCTTGTCGAAAGTGCGGCTTTCCAAAATGCCGCCGTCACTGATATTGCAGCAGCTAGAGCAGCACTCGAGGCAGCTACAAGTACAAAAGAGAAAACAACAACTATTTCTACGACTATCGTAGAGATCGAAACCGAAACAGAAACCGAAAGCGAGGATGCTGTGACTACAGCCCCTGAAAATACACCTGAGGAAACTCCGGTAGATACACCGGTCGAGGCTGAAAAGGTCGAGGCCGCTCGTAAGATTATCCGTCCGTCAGTACTAGACTCACAAAGAGTACGTACACCGATTAACTCAATGGCTGCATACACAGAGCACAAGATTAAAGCAGCTCTAGGTAATGATGACTCAAAGCTATGGGTAACTGCAGCAGATGACTCATTTTCTACAAACCCTGCATTTAACCCAACTCAATACCTCTCAGAGTTTGTATCAAACACAAACTTCGATACACCTATGATTAACGCACTTAGCTCTGGAGTTTTGCCACAAAGTGGTATGACTATCAGCGTACCGTCACTTGTTACAAGCGCCGGCGGTCAAGCAGGTACAGCACCAGTTGTAACAGTTGAGGCTGAGGCTGGAGCTGTAGCTAATACAGGTATGGTTACTCAATACCTCTCAGGTACAGTTAAGAAATACTCCGGTATGAATACGCTGAGCGTGGAACTCCTCGAAAGATCAGATCCAAACTTTTATGCGGAATTAACAAACCAGTTACAGCGTGCCTATTCTCTTGCTACAGATGCTGCAGTAATCGCAGACGTAGTAGCAGGTGGCGTACAAGGTACTGCAGTAGCAGCTACAAGCGCAGGTATCATTTCTTACGTATCAACAGAGTCAGCTAATATTTATAAAAACACTAGCTACTTTGCACGTAACTACGTTGCAGGTCCATCACAGTGGAGCCTACTAATGGGCGCGACCGATAGTACGGGGCGACCAATTTACAATGCCGCGGCTCCGATGAATAGCGGCGGTCTATCAACACCTACAAGCATCCGCGGTAACGTGCTCGGCCTCGATTTATACGTAGATCATCAAATGGTTAGCACAACTATCGACGACTCAGCGTTTATTGTTGCGCCTGAGGCGATGACTGTTTATCGCAGCCCACAGGCGTATATGTCTGTAAACGTCGTATCTAACTTGCAGGTGCAGGTTGCGATTTACGGCTTTATGGCAACTATCGTCAAGATGCCAAACGGTTTGGTTCGTTACAACCTAACCTGATAAATACCTATAGCAGTCGGTAGGGCTCTTAGCCCTTTGAGCCCTACCGGCCCATAGTTTTAGAGAGGAGTAGACAAATGGCAGCGACATACGTAACCGAGCAAGAGCTTAGAGATAATTTAGGAATTGGCGATTTATATCCGGACTCTGTTATAGAGGAGTGTTGCCAGTCTGCTCAGGATATTCTCAACCAATTTTTATGGTTTGACTCTGCTCCTGTAGTAGGCACAACGTTACAAAATAACGTAGCTACTGTAATGATCGCTAACCCTGCAATATTTAGCACCGGGCAGAGCGTGACCCTCAGCGGATGCGGTGCCACTTTTAACGGGACTTACACAATTACCGGGACTATTCCGTGGAGCACTGGGACTACAAATCTCATACCTGCTATTAGCTGGAATACAAACGTATGGAACTGGCCAAACGGATATAGTTTTATTCAGTTTGCTAAGACTGCCGCTAACGTTAATTTCTCTCGTGTATTGCCTTATGGCTCAGCTGTAGGAGCAGATACAAAGACAAGTACCTACGCAACAACGCCAGCTGTAAGAGAGGCGGCGATGATCCTAGCCGTAGATATTTTCCAAGCCCGTCAAGTATCACAAACAGGCGGCGTAACTATCGACGGTTTTAGCCCTAGCCCTTACCGTATGGGTAACTCAATGATCGGCAAAATTAGGGGCCTAATTGCCGGTTATCAAAACCCTTTAAGTATGTTGGGATAGCAGATGCCTACCCCAATAACTACGCTCCGTGCGACTATCGCAGCGGCTTTAGCTAATAATAACGTGTGGAATACCTACGATTTCCCGCCTCCAACAATTACGGCTAATAGCGTTATCGTCGCGCCGGCAGATAGTTATTTAACGCCAAGCAATAACACAAATATAAATATCTCACCTTTAGCAAACCTGAAAATTATTATGACGGTGCCGATGCTCGATAACCGTGGAAATCTCAACGGTATCGAAACTCTGGCCTGCGCAGTTTTTAAGAAATTAGCAAACTCAAATATCGTTATGAATATTGGCAGTATGACGGCTCCCTCAGTACTCAGCGTACAAAGCGGAGACCTTTTGACGGCCGATTTTAGTATCAGCGTATTAACTAGTTGGGAGTAAACAAATGAGCTACACAGATGAGGATATAGCGTTTTTAATCAAAATCGGACAGATTACCGAGGCTGATAAAAAAGTAACAAAGGCAGTACCCGCACCTATCGAGAAAACAGAGGAATAAGAACAATGGCAATTTATTTATCAAATACGGTTCAGGTAACTCTGAACTCGGTAGCGCTAACAGATCACGTAACCGCTGCCACAATTAACCGAGCTTTTGACGAGCTTGAGGTTACAGCTATGGGCGACACAGCTCATAAGTTTGTTAAGGGTTTAGAGTCAAGCACTATTACGCTTGATTTCCTTAGCGATACTGCAGCGGCAAACGTAAACGCAACACTGCAAGCAGCGTGGGGTACAACAGTGCCACTAACTCTTAAGCAGACAAGCGCGGTAACGTCAGCTACTAACCCGCTATACAGCACTACTATCTTGGTAAATAACACTACCGATATTAACGGCGCTGTAGGCGATATTGCTACACAGTCAATTACATTTACTTGTAACTCACCTATCGTAATCACTACATCCTGATAACAGACTAAGGGGCAAACAAATGGCAAGACTCAAAATAACAAGGGCAGACGGAAACGTATCTGAGCATCAGATTACGCCACGTATCGAGTACGCCTTTGAGCTGTATGCTAAAAAGGGTTTTATGAAAGCGTTTAGGGATGATGAAAAGCAGAGCGATCTATATTGGTTAGCCCACGAGTGCATACGCACAAGCGGCGAGGTTGTACCGGTGTTTGGTCCCGAGTTTTTAGACTCATTATCTAAAGTCGAGGTTTTAGACGATCTCCCTTTGGGGTAGTGGGGCGGGGGAGTTTTGGGTATCTAGTGGCGCAGTTAGCTATTGCTACCCATATCCCGCCCCAGTACTTGTTAGACCTAGATGTAGCGATGTTCCAAAACCTAGTACAAGTATTAAACGACCAAGCTAAGGAGGCACAAAATGCCCGTAGAGCTAAAGGGGGTGCTCGCCACCGTTAAGGCTATGCGCAAGTTTGACCCTGATCTCCTTAAAGAAATGAATAAAGATATTAAAAACGTGATGATCCCTATGCGCAATAGAGCTAGAGGTTATGCGCCTAGTCCTCAACCGGACAACCTATACGGTTGGGCCGAGGGCAGCGTAGGTAAGAAAATTACAGCTCGTAACTCTGCTTTTAGAGGCGCAGCATCTACGGGCCAAAAAAGATTATTTCCTTTGTATGACTACTCGACCGTAGTAAAAGGAATTGTTTACTCGCAGGCTCCTAGTAAAAGAAATCCCGACGGCTTTAGATCTTTGTATTACATAGCTAATAAATCCGCGGCTGGAGCTATTTACGAAACAGCTGGCAGATTAAACCCGGGTGGAGATCCTGCAAGCAGGTCTAATAACCCAGGTGCAGGTGCTCATTTCATTAACCGTATGGGACCTCTCTACGGAGATAAACAAATGGAACGCGGCCGTATGATTTATAGAGCTGCTTACGAGGATCGCGGTAAAGCGCAGGATGCGGTTATCTTGGCTATTTCTACAGCTATAGAAAAGTTTAATAAAATTAACAAGAGTAGTTACGGACGGGCCGCATAATGGCACTACCTAATTTAGTATTTAGTGTTGCCTCAGAGTATGACGGCAAGGGCTTAGGCAAAGCCCGCAAGGACGTAAACAGCTTTGATAAAACTGTAAAAAACCTTGCCAAAACAGTAGGCGTAACTTTATCGGCAGCCGCCGTTGTTAAGTTTGGTAAAGCATCCGTTAAAGCATTTTTAGCAGATGATAAAGCCGCAGCTACTCTTACTAAAACTCTAGGTAACTTAAACTTAGCCTTTGAGGATCAGAGAGTTAGATCCTATATATCTACTTTAGAGCAGACCTCGGGCGTACTCGATAGTGAATTAAGGCCGGCTATGCAGGCCCTATTGACTACTACAGGCAGCGTTACTAAATCGCAAGAGCTCTTAGGCTTAGCCCTCGATGTTGCAGCGGGCAGCGGCGAGAGTTTGGTAGGAGTCTCAAACGATATAGCCCAGGCTTATGTAGGTAACACAAAAGGACTTAGAAAATATAACCTCGGTTTAACTCAGACAGAATTAAAAACTGCCTCTTTTATCGAATTGCAGACAGCTCTTAACAAACAATTTAGCGGGCAAAACGCAGCCCAGTTAAGTACCTACGCGGGGCAACTAAGTTTAATTAAAGTCGCTTACGACAATATGCAAGAGACTATAGGAAAAGGGCTTGTAGATAGTTTTGTTTTATTGTCCGGTGATGCTGGTATAGGTGGCGCTACTAAGGCTATGGAGACTTTTGGCCAAACTGCAGCCGATGTTATTTTGGGTGTAGCTAGTCTCGTAGATAAAATTACACCTAAAACGAGCATTGCGGGAGAGCCCGGGTTTTGGCACGATCTGTATATAGCCTTTGGCGGGCAGATTATTGAGGACCTTGCAGGTTTAGGCCAAGCTACTCGATTAAAGCCCGGACCGTTTAAGACCCCTATGACTGTCTCAGGCCAGTCTACCGGCAACAGTTTAACGGCAGTAGAAAAGTTACGGGCACAAGCTGAGGCCGAGGCACTTAAAAGAGCTAAGGCACTTGCAGCTGCTCAAAAGGTACAACTTGCTAATGCTAAAAAATTAGCTGCCGAGGCACAAAAGAAATTAGCTTTAGAAAAGGCGAGCGCGGTACTCAACCAAGCTAATAAATTATTTGATTTAGATCGTATCCAACTCGCAGCTGCCGCTATGGCTAAACAGACCGAGGAGGACCGGGTACGCATCCGGCTCAAAACTAATATCCTCGAGCTAGAGGATGCGATTAACGAGGGCAACGTACAAGCTGCAGCTAAGTTTGCCAGCCTTATTACGCAGGATGCGGCGTTACTCGGACAGTTACGCGGTGTAATGATTAGCCTCGGCGACGTACCTAATCCGTTTGAGGCGTGGCTAGCGACCTTGCAGGCAGCTCTAGCTGCGTTATTAGCCTTAACTACTATTAAACCTACTGCTACGGTTATGGGCACACCTAACGTTAATTACGTAGGCGGTACTTATCTTGGCCCGGATGTTTATCAGTCCACACTTACAGGCCAAGCGCTAGCAAACAAGCTAGCTAAAAACGATGCCTTTGCAACAATGGCTGACGGTGGAATAGTAAGCAGTGCGACTATGGCCCTTATCGGTGAGGCTGGCCCTGAGGCCGTTATCCCTCTTAACCGTATGGGATCTATGGGCGGTACCTACGTAACAGTAAACGTATCGGGATCCGTAACAACAGAGCGCGATTTAGTAGATGCTATTACTCAGGGTATTTACAACAACCAAGCAGCCGGTATCCCTATTAACTACTCAACGGTGTACTAATGGCTGTTTTACCTGCTACCCCGATAGTGAAAATCAACCTGACCCAAGGCGCGAGTTTCGGGACCGTTTTAGTGCTTGGGGTTGGTCAGTTAGGTTTTGCAGAACTGGGCACTGTTGTACCTAATATCGTGGACGTATCGGCAGAGGTACTTAAGATTTCTACCCGTCGCAGCCGTAACGTATTGCAGGATAAATACCTTAGCGGTCAGGCAACAGTCAGACTCAATGATCCCGATGCGTACTTTTCGCCCCAAAATACAAGCTCGCCCTACTATCCCGATGTTCAGCCTCTACGCAAAATACAAATACAGGCAAACTACGGCGGTACCCTATACCCTATTTTTAGTGGATACATAACAGAATATCTATACACCTATCCACAAAACCAAGAGACCGGGTTTGTAGATTTAATTTGTTACGATGCTTTTAGACTCCTCTATAACTCAAACGTAACTACAGTTACAGGCGCAACAGCCGGGCAAGATACAGGTACACGTATAGGCAAGATCCTAGATATGGTTGCTTACCCTAACTCTCAGCGCTCTATCCAAACAGGCAATACAACCTGCCAAGTAGACCCGGGCGGCACTCGTACGGTGCTGGAGGCCTGCCAAACGGTGGAGTTTACAGAGGGCCCCGGAGCCTTTTATATCGACCGAGCAGGTAACGCAGTATTTAAGAACCGCACCTTTTGTTACGATGCTCAAAGCGCTAGCCCTACGGTATTTAACAACGACGGCATCACAGGTATTAACTACTCCAAAATCGAGTTTAGCTTTAACGACAAGGCCATAGTAAACAAGGCCAGCGTTACCCCTATTGGGCTAGCTACACAGACTTACTCAGATGCTACCTCTATCGCCCAGTACTTTACCCGGGCCATTACTGCCGAGTCGATGCTTATGCAGACTACAGGCGTAGCTCTTAGCCTTGCTACTGCTTACGTAAACGCTCGTAAAGATGCCATTTTAACTATCAGTCAGATAACCCTCGATCTTGTAACCCTCGGCTATACCACTGGAGTAGCTGCGGCCCTAGATCTAGATTACTTCGACACTATGCAGATTACCAACTATGGCCAGTCAGGCACAGTCATAACTCAAACCTTGCAGTGCCAAGGTATAGCCCACGATATAACGGCTAATAGCTGGGATACGACACTTACTACAGAGGAGGCACTAATAGATGCTAATTATTAAACTTAACCCCCTAAGGAGTGTGTGCTAATGGCTGTCGGACTTCCACTTAAAACGACCTATGCGAATGGAGATGTCTATTCCGCATCGGATGTTAATGATACAAATGGCACGATTAACGCTAACGCCTCGCCTTACGCTGCTGGAAAGAATAAAATTATTAACGGTGATTTTTATTTTAATCAACGTGGTTTTACTAGCAATACAACGGATGGCACCTATAACTTTGACCGATGGTTGCAGGAAAACTCAGGCGGTACGGTAACTGTTACACCACAAACCTTTACTCCTGGCACAGCGCCAGTAGCAGGTTATGAGGGCAAGAACTTTGTGCGTATGGTTACTGCATCACAAAGCGCCGCTGGTCACTATGCTTTGTATGAACAGAAAATTGAAGATGTCCGCA